CAACGATAACCAACGCCGCTTCATCGCCCACTACCGCAACGCGACGCCGCGTAACGCCACGCGTGCCTACGAAGCGGTGTACGCCGCGAAGGGCCATATGGCGGAGGTCAACGCCTCGCGCTTGCTGAGAAATGCTGAGGTTGCGGAGGCCATTGCCGAGGCAGACGCCGACGAGCTGCGCGACCTCGGGATCACGCCGGCGCGCGTCCTGCGCGATATCGCCCGCCTGGGCTTCGCAGACGTCCGCCAGCTCTACGACGACACGGGGGCGCTGAAATCCCCCCACGAGCTCGACGACGACCTGGCTGCCGCCGTGGCGCAGGTGGAGGTGGTGTCCTACGTGAAGGAGGACAGTGACGAGCCCCTCCTGACGCGCACGCACAAAATCCGCCTCTGGAACAAAGAAGGGAGCCTCAAGCTCCTGGCGCAGCACTTGAAGCTCATCTCCGACAAAGTGGACCTCGGCACGGACACGCTGGCGGCCATCGCGAAGCTGCTCGACCGCCTCCCCGAGACCGCCCTGCACGAGCTGGTGACGCCGAACGGCACGGCCGCCGCCTTACCACACCGGGAGCGTTAACGGATGGACATGCTGCCTTTTCCCGTGACCCCCGGCGTCAAGCGCCTCGCAGGCATCATGCTCAAGGCCCGCCAGGCCACCGACCGCCTGCGCACGTTTCAGCCGCTGCCGAAACAACTGCCGTTTATCCGCGCCGTGCTCACCGACGCGGCCCCGTGGGAGCACTGGTACTGCGCCGCCAACCGGGCCGGCAAATCCGCGGCCGGGGCTTACTGCGGCGCCACGCTGGCGCGCTTCGGGCCGGATGATCCCACGCCGGCCATCGGGGCGTCTGCGGTCGTGTATGACCGCGCCACGTCGGGCTGGGTCATTGGTCCGGACTTCCCGACGCTCAGAGACGTGCTCATGCCGACGTACTTCGACAACGGGTACGTGTCGCCCACGCAGCAGATCGGGCCATTCATCCCGGCCGCAGAGATCGACCACTGGAGCTGGGACAGCCAGGTCCTCCGGCTCAAAGGGGGCTCCATCCTCGGCTTTAAGTCCAACGAACAGGACACCGTCAAGTTTGCGGCGGCCGGGAAAGATTGGGTGCACTTCGACGAAGAGCCCAAGGCCACCGCGTACGAAGAAGTGACGCTGCGGGTCGCGGGCGGGCGCCACCTGCGCATCTTCGGCACGGCGACGCTGCTGCCGCCGGAGGGCAGCGTCGGGGGGATCAGCTGGATTTATGACGACATCATCCAGCCGTGGCAAGCTGGGCAGCGCACGGACGTGGCGGTCTACGGGGCGTCGATCTACGATAATCCCTATCTCCTGCCCGACGAGATCGCGCGCTTAGAAGCGCGCTTTCCGGTGGGCTCGCTGCAGCGGCGCATTCGGCTGAACGGGGAGTGGCTGCCTGGGATGACGGGCGTGCCGGTGTATGGGAACTTCGACCGCCAGATCCACGTCAGGCCGCAGCCGCCGCCGTCCGCCAACCGACCGCTCCTCTGGACGCTGGACTTCAACGTGTCGCCCTTCTGTAGCCTGGTGGCCCAGCAGGACCGTCAGCGCGTCCGCGTGCTGCGGGAGTTCTGCTTAGAGCCCGGCTCGATCCCGATGGCCGTCGAGACGTTCCGCGCGGCCTATCCCCGGCACGCCCACGAGGTCTGGCTCTACGGCGATGCGTCGGGAGGCGCGCGGGAGGCGCAAAGCGGCAAAAGTGACTGGCGCGTGGTGCTCGAGTACCTGACGACCTATCCCTCGCCGGTGAAGCTGAAGGTGCCCGAGGCGAATCCCCCCGTGCACGCGCGCGTCAACGCCGTCAACCTGGCGCTCATGGACGAGCAGGGCTACAGCGCCGTGGAGATCGACCCGACCTGCGTGGAACTCATTGCCGACCTGGAGCGCGTCATCGCGGACGGCCGCGGCGGCATCCTGAAAAGCTACCGCACCAAGGACCCCTACAGCAAGCGCACGCACATGTCGGACGCGCTCGGCTATCTCATTGTCGCCGACAAGCCGGTCGGCGCCGCGCACCGGGCCTCGCGCGCGCGCGTGCAGGTCCCCCGGCCGCAGTACGGCACGGCGCCCGCAAGCCGCAGCCGGCCGGCGCGGCCCACGAGGAGGTATTGATGGGGGTGCCTGACCACCAGGCCTGTAAGCGCTGTGACGATGCCCTCACTGGCCCCTCGCGGGCCATCGGCGTGTGCTCGCCCTGCGCCGCGGCGCCGGCGCGACTGACACGGGTGGAGCGGGCACGCTATGGGTGGGAGAGACGGACGCAGGAGGACAGACACCACAGGGAGGCGTGGACATGGCTGAAACGCTCGCAGCAGCGGCCCTAGGGCCCCAGGCGAGGGGTCTGCCGCCTCCGGCAGACCTGCCGCCGGAGAGGCGCACCCACGACCTGGAGCAGGAGCCTGAAGCCCCGGTCATGTCGGACGACGACGTCTTGCGAGCCGTGCGTGCGTACAAGACGGAGGCAGACGACGCGCGACGCAGCCGCTTAGCCCTCAATGAACGCAACTGGATGGCCTACTACGGGCAGCAGGACTTTAGTGGCAAGCTGCCTGGCCAATCCCGCGAGGTCATCCCCAAGGTGAGCGAGTCGGTGGAAGCCCTCGCGGCGTTTGTCAAGCGCGGCCTCACCGAGTACGGCAACTGGTTTAGCGTCAAGGTGCCGCACCGCTCCCCGATTCCCGCGGCCGTGATCCAGAAACTGATCCAGGTGGTCCTCGACCAGCAGCAGCAGCTCGAAGAACACCGCCTGAATTTCCCCACGCTGACCTCTGATGCGATGAAGGTGGGCTCCCTCGGGGCCTTGATGATCTTTAAGGTCAGTCACTACCCCTACCTGGCCCGGCGCTTCGTGCCCGAGCGCGGCGTCGCGCTCGGGCGTGTGGAGGGCCAGCCGCCCCAGATGCAGCCCATCGAGCGGTTAACGCCCGTGGAGCAGTCCATGAGCGCGGTGGTGATCGACTTGATCCCGCCCGAGGACTTTTACCCCGACCCGACCGGCCGCGGCCTCTACGTGATCCACAGCGTCGAGCGCGACCTCGACGACGTGCAGGCGATGGCCGACCAGGGCGCGTACGCCCCCGAGGTGGTGGCGCAGATCACGGCCGACTTTCAGCGCACCGAGTTCGAGGCCTTCAAGTCGTGGTCGCGCGCCCAGGACCAGACGACGCCTCCCCCCTTCCGCAAGCGCGTGGTGATTGATGAATTTTGGGGCACGCTCCTCGGCGAGGACGGCCGCGCCGTGCTGCGCGATTGCATGTGCGCCATCGCCAACGAGCGCTACGTCATTCGGCCGCCGGAGCCCAATCCCTACTGGCACCAGCAGAGCCCCTTTGTCTACGCGCCCCTCATCCGGATTCCCTTCAGCGAGTGGCACAAAGCGGTGCAAGATAACGCGGTGGCCCTCAACATGGCCCAGAATGAGTTGGTGAACCTGATTATCGACGGCGGCTACGAGGCCGTCTGGGGCGTCAGGCAGTTGCACCTGGACTGGCTGGAAGATCCGACCCAGGCGCAGGACGGCATTGCCCCGGGCGATACGCTGCTGGTCAGGCAGGAAGTGCCGGCCGGTGCGAAGGTGCTCGAGCGCGTCACCAGCGGCGGCGTCCCGCAGGATGCGCTGGCCGTGTACAACCTGCTCGATAAGGAATACAACGCGGCGTCCATGGTGAACGATGTGAAGATGGGCCTGCTGCCGGAGAAGGCCGTGAAAGCGACGGAGATCGTGGCGGCTGAGCAGCACTCCAACTCGACGTTCGACGGCATCATCAAGGATATTGAAGACACCATGATCGAGCCGCTGCTGTGGAAGGTGTGGCTCACCGCCCTGCAGTGCCTCGACGACTTCAGCGCCCAGGACGTCATCGCGGCGATTGGCGAGCGCTGGGCCTACGTGCTCGCCACGATGTCGCCGGCGGCGCGCTACGCGACGTTCGCCGGGTCCTGCCAGTTTCAGGCCAGCGGGTTGTCGTCCACGCTGGCGCGGGGCAAGGACCTGCAAAAGCTCCTGGCGTTTGCGGATCTGGGGACCCGCAGCCCCTTCCTGGCGCAGACATTTCTCGAGAACTACAGCGCCAAGAAGTACCTCGACCGTATCCTCCAGGCCATGAACATTGACCCGGAGGGGATCGAGCTGACGCCCGAGGAGCGCGTGCAGCAGCAGGTGAAGTTCCAGCAATCGCAGCAGATGCAGGCGGGTGGCGCGGGGCAGACCGGGGCACAGATTCCCTCAGAGGGTGTGCCAGGGCTCACGGCGGGTGGCGGAGGTGGCCGAGCCATCGAAGGATCGGCGATGCCCAGGGAGACGATGGGACGCGGACCAGGGCCAGGGCCCGGGCCGAGCGCACCGCCAGGGCCGCAGCCGAGCGTCCCCGCACAACCGCAACCGGCGCCAGCGGCTCAACCACCGGTGTATCGGGGCTAAAAGGAGCATAGTATGCCAGACAAACCAGTCGTCATGCTCGTCGGCGGTGGAGGGGGCGGTGCACCCCAGATCCCGCAGCACATGCCGGGCACGCCGGGGGTGCGCGAGGTTGCTGAGATGTGCAGTGGTCCTGAGTACAACTATTTGCAGGGGATGAAAGACCCTGCAGTCCTCCGGCAAGGGCACAACCCGAAGCCCAGCAAGAAGCAGGTGGCTGACGCCTTTGCCGAAGTGTACGCCAACCCACCTTCAACCCTGGGGAAGGGCCAGACGCAGGCCGAGCGGCGGAAGCAGATGACCGCGATCGCCCTGAACAAGGCGAGGAAGGGCTAGGACGTGCGGGAGATTGAGCAGAAATTTGCGTGGCTCTGTACGTGGTTCATTCACAACCACGAGCGGGGAGCCCACGTGATCGACAGCCAGAAGCGCTACGAGTTCGTCTGCACAGCGCTCTCCTGTGTCATTGAAATGCAGGGGATGCTGCTCCAGGAGCTGCAGATCGTGAATCGACGCACCACGGACGGGTATGCGCGTATTCGTATGCCTGGGGGTCGCTCGATTGCGGGCGAGGTGCGCCATGGCGACTAGCGGCGTGGTGCTCTACGCCTCAGGACGCTGGCACCATACTCCCCTGCGCTGGTGGGGGGCCTTGCTGCGGCAGTGG